TATCAAGTTCACTGCAGCACCACACCAAACGATTCACTTCAACTTGTAACGAGGCTGCAGCAACTTCGAATGCTCTATCACTAACCAAGGCTGGTCTAAGAAACTGTTCTTTCTTATCATATTTTGCAAAGTAACTAAGATCACGACTGAGTTCAGCTTCTTGAGCATCATTCAATTGTGTATTAGTTCCTTTTAGAATACGAAAAATAGCCCTACACCAATTAGAAATAAATGGTGTATGACTATCAGTTACATAGTAACCTTCGGCCTTACGCATCAATACAATATTATCAGCAATCTGTTTGGATGCTGTCGTAATATGTAAACAACGGACACGACGACCGACGTCACAAATAGACTCACCTGTGGTCCATGGGTCAAGGAACATTCTTCCCAGAAATGGAACCGGGTTTCCTCTTTCAATCTTCTCAGCTTTCAACGTCAATCCGAGACGAGCACAAACTCTTTCAAACAAAGTAGGATCAACATCCCCTGTCAATCCATCATCACCCCCATAGAAGCCTAGTTTGTCAAAAGCTTCTATCTTCGAATGTCCAGTTACTCTTAAAGCGATGTATGAAACAAGCGCATTGTCAGCGGTGTTAAATGTACTAGTGTCTGAGCTCCCACTCAAACGCGAAAACTCGGTGTTGTACCTGACCTTATTCTTCGTAGTGGCCTTCGCATAATACTGTTCAGTTGACAACTTTGCCACTTCTTCATGATAACGAGAGCCGAAGAAACGAAGAAGCAACATCAGTTCAAACTCACACAAAAACTTACTATGTGTACCATCGAATTTGCTAAAATCCGTAGGACAAATAGTATCACACTTCACAGCCACATCTTGAACCTTTTGAGTAATCTCAGCTGGTGTTCCACCAAACGCATACCAATCAAATTTCTTCAAAACACTGATCAAAGGATAGATATAACTAGCATATCTCAATCGATGATCAGTAGGTGTTTGACTGATATTGCGAGGTGCACAAACTTTCGCATAAGATTCAGCTTTCTGGAACGATTTCACGAGAAACGTCCCACAATTCATAAAAGGTTTAGCTATGGCCGCTAGTGCTCTCTGTGTGGGTCGGCACTGTTTTGCTTCAACTTCTTGTTCTGACCATGGACACCCTGTCCACATCTGCCCACTAGGAATCAAGTGTTCAACAAACTCTTCCCTACATTCCAAATAAAAAGGTGGTACCTTCACAACCTGATTCTTCACGTCTTCAATCCTTCCTTGCACGCATGCTACATCATTGTTGTACGAACGAGCAGGAGCAACGCCCCCACCATCCGTGAAATTCTTTCCAATTTCTCTACCCGAGGGTTTTCCTTCTTCAGTGACAAGTGGCCCAAGAGCTTGATACGTAATTGTATCGCCTGAGTAAGGTGTCACACTTAGAATCGGAAAAACACTGCGAAAAGCATCCTTGTTGAATTTCCAGAGAACAATGAACAAAGCAGCTGCAAAATGAGGTTCTTCAACCTTATCTTCACGAAACAGACGTTCCACGTCAGAGATTGACGGATCTTTTGATATTGAGCATTTAGCGACAGCTGTGTGATATACTGTTTCAGGTAAAACAAATGAAACACGATCACCAGGTCTACCCATGCTTATGA